CCCGTAGGGGTTTGCACCCACACGTTGTCAGTCACGGGAAATGGAACAGATTCGACTCCGCCACCGCCAGTAAGTTTGGTGTACAGTTTGGCATAGGTTGTATTAATTTTAATCACGGCGGCCCCCCATATTGCTAATAACTTGGTTTATGTACGGTAGTATAACACATTCTGCGTCACTGCTCAACGCTTCTGTGGTAGGAAATAATTGTGGATGATATGCATCTAGATTACTCGATAAATCCTAACCGTCTTGCAGTATCTTCCTCCATAAACACATCAATGCGTTCAGTGCCCCTCGCACATTTCCCAGTCGCGGGATCGCCGGCGAACACCGTAATCTTATTGTTCGGCATCCCCCCGAACAACGACCCACTGAGCGCGGCGTTAAGGGCATAACTCCCCGTATTGACATAGCCATCAAACTCCGAGGAACTGAGTCCATCGGCAGCAATCGTGGTCATCGCGGGCAGATCTTTAATCAGAGAACGGAAGAATGACATATTGTGGGCTCCTTGAATGCATAGTATATCACGAGAGAGGGATAACGATGGTATCAATACGCTGTTGTGCAAGTTGTACATACTCAGGATTCAGTTCAATGCCAATACCTTGCCGACCGTGTTGTTTCGCGACCGCCAATGTAGTACCGGAACCGAGAAACGGATCGAGCACAGTATCACCAGGCGCACTTCCGGCTAAAATACAAGGCTCCACGAGCGCGGGAGGAAATGTCGCAAAATGAGCCCCTTTGTAGTTCGAGGGAGAGATCGTCCATACGCTGCGTTTATTTGCAGTCGCGTAGGATTTCGTTAAGCCGCTGCCTTCGTTATAATACTTACCCTTGCTGCGGTCACGCGTGCCCCAGTCTTGCTTGACGGGCGTCTTGATCGCTTCCGCATCATAATAGTATATCATCGTCAAAATAATACGGGGACCAGTGTTGCGGCATTCTCATCCAACCGCGCTTGCGCTAACTTCACATATTCAGGATTCAGTTCAATCCCGAGATAGTTGCGCCCCGTGTTTTGTGCCGCGATGCCGGTGGTTGCCGCACCATTAAAGGGGTCGAGCACCGTATCACCCGAATTGCTCCCCGCTTTGATACATAGTGTCGGGAGTTCTAAAGGGAAGGTGGCAAAATGTGCCCCCTCAAAACTTTGTGTCGTAATCTTCCACACACTCCGACGATTACGCACACCACGCTCTATCACACCTTTCGCGGCGCGGGTCAGCAATTCCATCGGCCACTGCACCCCCTCCGTATGCTTGTGCTTCGTGGGGTCAAACTGTTCGTTGGTGTCCACCGCGTGTTGATAGCGTTTTTGGGAACTCTCCGCAATGGGTTCGGCAATCGCCTCCCAATTGAACAGATACTTGGGCGACTTGCTGAACAAGAAGATGTACTCGTGGGCTTTCGTGCAGCGGTCTTTGACAGACTCTGGCATCGGGTTGGGTTTGTGCCAGATGATGTCCTGCCGCAGCCACCAGCCGTCAGCCTGCAAGGCGAACGCGACACGCCACGGGATGCCGACGAGTTGCTTATGGGCCAGCCCACTTGCCGCCGCTTTATCTTTTTTGCCAGACGTATCAACGCCGCTCATGTTTCGACCGTCAAAGCATGAACCATACGAAGGCGTTTTGTTCCCCTTGGGAGCACTTGCGTAGCAATCCCCCAAGTTCAGCCACAGCGTCCCGTCATTCCGCAGCACCCGCCGCACCTCGCGGAACACCTCGACCATCTTAGCGACGTAGGTTTCCGGCGTGTCCTCTAACCCGATCTGCCCGTCGTGGCCGTAGTCGCGCAGTCCCCAATACGGCGGACTGGTTACGACGCACTGCACGGACTGGTCGGGGAGTGTGGGAAGAATCTCGCGGGTATCGCCGGGAAGAATGGTGTGTGTTCGTTGCATAGAATATTCTTTTTCTAGGGGCTGCCTACTATTTGTTTCTCAGAATAAGGTCGTGACTGGTCGCACCGACCACCCCGCGTGGGCGATGACGGCATCCAACGGGGACACCACGGTTTTTTCAAATTGTTCCAGTCGATCCAAAAACGGCTCCAACTTCCATTCCGGTGGTAGTGTGTTTGGGGCCGCAATAACAGTACACCGCAACGGGTTCTGTGGTTTCAAATAACAGAACCGAATCTTTTCGCCCTCACGAATTTTTGGGTAGCGCGAGTCCAGCCCCGTCTCCTCCAGATGTCGGTTATAGACCAACGACCCCCTGACTTGAATGGGAGTGCCACTCGTAAACTGCCCGCTCGGAAGCAATGGGTATTCACGCAGCCCGTTACAGGATCTCGGTGACGCAATGTCTTCAAAGGGTCGGGTCATAAATCCGCACTCGGCATCATCCAACAATGCGTAGAATCCGTCTTTGTCGTTGCGAATAAAGTATTCGAGCGCCTTCTTGATGACCTGTCGTGCATACTTCGGCGTAGAAGACCGCACCGCTTCAATTCCCACCGTTTTCAATTTCGGGGGGTCATACCGCACGCCTTCGTTATCGTGCACCCACAACAGATACCGCTTCTTGGCCGTCCACACACCGTGTTCGGCAATGGCTTCGCGCTTCATCGCCAGAACATTGTCGGGGGTATTGAAGACCTGCACAATAGTGCGAAACGCCGTGTCGATCACCCGCTGGAGGTCTGTCTCACAGTAGCGATCTAAGTAATCGACGGACTCGGCTACGGACATATTTCCTACGACTGGTGACAGTTTGACGTAGATTGAATTATGGACCGCGACATTATTGGCAAAGAAATTGTGTGTGTCGTCGACTTCAATATCATACACAGTTTCTTCTTGTTCACCTAAACATTCAATGGTGTATTTTTCGATGTACTGGTGTGCGCTGACATTTATCAATCTGTGTCGCTTAACATCAATATCTGCGGGGGTAATCTCCACAATAGTATTTGTTTGGGTGTCATATGCCATCAGAGAATGGTCGGCGGTAACTACAACCGTGCCACCGGGGGTTGTAACTCGGAACATCTGTTTTTTCACAGTATGTTTCATGACATATTTAATAGGGCGTGTTACGACCGACCCATCGGCACCTACCGATGGTGTGTAATCGTCGTCGTCAACTCGCTTCACCCATTGTTTGTTGAATTCATCCTCCCGCAAATACGGGCCCGATACCCTATCAAAGTATTCGGCGATAGTCATAGATTCGCCATTGACTACAATAACTGAGTCGCCGGCAACCGAATCCGTATCTGACGCGAGTACATAATCCGTGTTCGTGCCAAACTCACTATTGAGATAGGCGTTGACCGCATTCGCGACGTAGCGAATAATTAACTGGCCTGTGGCGGTCACGGCTTCGGCTTGCCGGACGTCAAAGAACCTATGATGTTCGTTACCGATGGCTCCATCAACAATTCTCATATTCCTATGAGGGTTGGACCATATCACCATCCGTTCTGGATGCCCCCCGTTTCGCCTTTCGGCTACGTCTTTCGACTGGCCTCTGAACCTTCCAATTACAATATTGGCTTGGCTGCTGATTGCCCGTTCTGGGTTTCCAGCAATTAAAGGGGTTTACGTCATATATTCCTATATGACGGCGCATAATATTTACGCGGAATTCAAGCCGATCTTGCGAACATTCTGATTTAGGTTATGTGTCGTAATCTCCTGTTGAAGCGTTCGCGCATACGCCGTCAGTTCGTCGTTCGACATATTCGTCAAGTTTTTCATTAAATATCCGCATTCCTTTCATTTTACATTCATCGTCAGTAATTCTAATCACATTAAATCCACATTCTCGCGCCGCGGCATCAAAAAAATTATCCTGCTGTTTTTGTTTCGCCCGTCTGTGCCAGTATACTCCATCCATCTCTATTAGTAAATTAAATTCGGGAAGGAAAAAATCAAAATAGTGCGTCAGAGAAGAAATGTCTTCTGGCAATTGATATTGATACTTGTATGTAATATGATGTGCGTGTAGCCAATCGGCACACCATTGTTCAATCCAAGTTTTCTTTCCCAAATACCATTGTTTTCTGACACGTTCAAACCCCGACAGAACTTTTGCTCGGTGAGTGGGCGAACTCGCATATTTTGCTTTTCCCGCCGCCACGTAATCTCGCCGCGCAATCCCATATTGCTTAAATTCTCTGGACACTGCCATTGCGTTGGGATATTCAAACCGCTCCGCAATTTCCCACAACGATTGATTTTTATCCCAATACCAATATTCTAATTCTTCTTTGCTAACTTTCGGCGGTTTGAGGGCGTCCAACCCATTCCGTAGACGAGTGCGGATATGATGTCTTTTTAAAACATTAAAAATAGTAATTCTATTCGTATCAGGAAACATATTACTAATTTCAGTAATGGACTTACCCTCCAGATACAGTTGACATACAAATTGTTGCTGTTCTGGTGACAGTTTATATTTCCCCGAATTACCGTATTTGTTGCTCTTATATGGCAATTGATGTTTTCGTAACGCTTTATATGCGACATTATACGAACACTGTAACCGTGTCGCGATTTCATCAATTGTTAGGTTTTTCGTGGCAAAGTCAATATTAACAGCACCCATACTATCTATTTATCTTTTTCCGCCTCTCCATTTCCTTCTTTACTCGCTCATATTCTTTAGCAGCAATCGTGGCTTTCTTCTTCGCAGAAACACGCTCGTTGTACAGCCGCGCGAGAATTTCAGGAAGGAACCCCGGCATGTCAACTCGAAAGGCTTGTTTGTTGGGAGACAGACAGACGGACAATACCCGCAACCACGGAAACGGATCGGGGGTTTCCGTTACGTCCCGCAGCGTGGTGTCAATATCGGCCCTTTCCAGATAGGCAATAAGTTCGCGTAACGCCCACGCCACCATCGGCACATCATCCGGCCGAACATCCAAGAGCCAGTCACGAGGCGTACACGCACTGGACGGTGGGGGTGCCGGCAGCGCCGCGGCGCCAGGCAAATACTCAATGTCGTCCAGACGGGCCTTCAACCATTCCAACGGAAGATGCCGGTCGGGGCTGATGTTCCACTGCCGCATAATCGAGGGATACAGCGAGTTGATGTCGAAACTCACCACCCATTCGTGTTTGCCGGTAATGGGGTCTTTCACATAGGCGCCCGCATACTGCGTGTTCTTGTGCGTCGTGCGCTTTTGTGGGACCGCAATTTGTCGGTCGTACAAGTCGTAGTACATCATCGCGTCCCATAACCGCACTTGCTTGAGCGTGTCCTGAAAGTTCACCCGCGCCCCGTACGCGATTTGCACACACAGATCGAGATGATGCAGTTTGGTGTTTAACTCACGCACCAGTTGGACGTCGGTAATGTTGTAATCGACAAACCGCTGAAAGTTTTCCTCCGCCAACCGCTGGAGCGACCCGTACTCATCATACGAGACTTTCTTTTTTCCCAGTTCCGCGTCGGCAATCGCATCGAGACGATACGATTCCTGTTGGGTGAGGGAGAACTTGCGATAGAGTTCCAAATAGTCGAGAATGGGCACACCCACAATATCAATGAGTTTCTGGTCGCGCCCCATCATCGTCACATTTCGATGAATGAGTTTGCCCCACGGAGACAGCATAGACGGAGAGATGTTGATGGTACCCTCACGACCCAACAGGCTCAGGCGATTCACAATATACGGCATATCATACGTATGTGTATTCCATCCCGTAATCACATCGGGGTAGTCGGACGACCACCAGCGCAGAAACTCAGCCAGCAGGTGCGCCTCGTCGCGGCACTGCGTATACGTGAGATCGTCGCGGGTATTGGTGTACATCCCACACCCCCAGACATGATGATGCCCCCAAACTTCGGCGGTAATCGCAATAATCGGTTGGGTCGGATTTTCTGGCGGAGCAAAACCTCCAGCGGAGGCGACTTCAATATCCAGAAAGACCGTGCGAAGAGATTCGAACGGCATGCCGCAGTGGGGGGAGACTTCTTCGGCGAAAAATTGTTGTGTCGGGGCGATGTCCCCATACACAATGCGCGATTCGTTTTTCGCCGCGGTGATGAACTGGTGATAGTGTCCTATCCCTGTGTGACGCCGTTCCTTCAAGGGCTGGCCGTCGAGGGTGCGCCAGTTTTCTGTCGCATCCGCGACCGCGCACGGATAGAATGTGCGGGGTCGATACGGCACTTTGAAGTACGACGCGTGTCGTGTCAGGGGGTCGCGCAGTCGCACGCCAAGGTCATCTCGTAACACCACAACACTGGTGTAATGATCATACCGATGGTGCATACGGACTAGTATAACACACCCAACGTCGGGGAAGGACTATGCTTCCGTTAGCGTAATTTTTGACGTGGGACCTTGCGGCAACGCGATGCCCGATAGTGCCGCCAAATACTGCGTTTCGAGGTCGGACTCGGGGGTCATGATGCAGAGAATATGATCGCGATTGAGGGTGATGGGTTCGCGATTACTTCCCGCCCATGTAAAGGGCATCATCCCTAACGCCATTGAGGCCTCTCCACTTCGCAGCGGTTGAATCGCCAATGGGGACTGCACGGTAATGGTCGTGGGTCCGGCATCGATGATTTTCGCAATAATTTCACGATCACTGAGAAACTTAACAATTTTCACATCACTCATACGCTACTCCTTAGAACTGTGTTTTAATTTTGCCCGTTGAAAACAGATGATATTCCGACTTCCGACGACGTGTTAGTCCTTTTGATTCGACCAGTACGCCTTGCCGATTACGAACTTTATTCCACGCCGTGAAATTTTGTTCGGTGATCGCTCCAGGCGTTTTTGCTTTTAATTTACGACAAATCGTCGAACTTAAAAATCCCGCCGAGCCGATATTATACGCTAAACAGACACAGGCGTCAAACTGATGCTGCGGTAGAGGCAGGGGCACGTTACTAATAATCGAGTGCTCAAAGGCGCGAAGATCTTCCCGCAGGTAATTTTCCGCCTGCTGTTGGGTGCACGTCATGCCTTTCACCACCGGCACACCGTTAATGCGCGTGGTCCCGAACCCGATTGTCCACACATCGGCGGAACAGCGATATGCAGTGAGTTTACAGCCCTCAAATTCTTTGATAAGATTGATTCCTATGATACTTGTTCGCATTATTTCCACTCCCGTGTTTTTGTGTAATGTGTCGCGTGAACTGTTGGCCAAAACCGCACAAAATGGTCATAGGAGGACTCCCATCGCTTGTCCATTGGGAACCCATATACATCCAGAGAACCGTTGACTGCCGCGCGATAGACATCCTTGCCAATTCGCCAGTACCCCCGACCGTCGCCCTCTTGTGGATTTTTAGGCACGGCAATTAAGACCGCACGACTGGTCGGTGTCGATTCTCGCATGTATTCTTGAAATGTTTTGGTGGGCATCCGTTACTTCCTTGTTTTGCCAATTTCATACTTTGCTTGTAGGTTCCAATTTTTTTTATCTTGAAACGAGATTATCTTGATGGTCTCAATTGGTGCGGGTGGCGGGGTCTGTATTCGCGCAGGATGCGCGATCTCAATCAGTCCCCACTGTTGGAGTAGGAACGCAATAGCATTGCGTCTGGCCAAATCCTCCTCGGTCACGGTCGTCCGCGAGGCTTTGCCGTCGAGTAAGAACATCTCCTTGAAATGCACCAAGTAATACTTTTGCCGTTTATATAAAATATGGCATGATTGCCATAATATCTTCCCCGTCACCTCGGGGTCTTTACTGTACGCCGGCACACCAATACGAGTCAGGGTCTCCTTGACTTTCAGGAAGTTATCCGCCGGCATTTGAGTGCCGCGGTCGTCCACTACAGGAAACCGTATCTCAATAAATGATGTCTCATAATCGTATAGAGACATATCGTTTTCTCCATGCTACCAACTAGCGATATCGGGATGGTCGTGCCCCGTCTTCGAGTACACGACGCATCGCATTTACTTGCTCTTTAGTATGTAGGCGGAGATGGAGTTTGGCTTCGCGCATCGTCATTCCATAATATTGCGCAATGATCGTAGCCTCGGGATCGTCGAGTAACTTCGGCCACTTCTCAAATCGACGTCGTGGACGAAGGGCATGAATATAATACGTCGCGTGTACGTCCTTCTCAAGAAACGGCCGCTCATTCATCTGCGCAGCCGCCAGCACGGTATCTTGAGACAACGAGAACGCCCGATTAATCATAAACGGTTCATAGGGGAGATTGCGTTCGACGATATCTTGATACCGTAACGGCCGGGTCGATGACAGCGCGTTAATCGTGTCAAAGATCGTCGGTTTCTTCGGCGCAGGCGAGTGTCGTTGGGGGGAGTCTACGGAAGGGTTTTTCGCCATCGCATTCTCATTTGTATTGACCGTGGTGCATTAGTTCCAAGCAATACGCCGCCAGATGCACTTGCGGATCGACGGCGTTCAAGTGCCGATACTGATACTCCGCCGTCAAGACAATCAACGAGGACAAACAATTTTCTTCGGCGTTTTCGTGCAACCACTCAAAGACTGTTCGATAGAACTTCGCCGGATCGATATCCGCATATTGACCCACCCACCCCCGAGCGTCGCGATACGAATGCGTCGTCAACGCCTTCCAGAGCGGACCGAACTGTACGTCTGTTTGCTGACCCAAGACGACCGACGTCAATTCGCCGTTCACACAGGCGCGTTGGATTTCGTTAATCATACGACGCAGGTCGGGCCACCACCGCTTGATGACCTGTATCAACACGTCTTCCTTGGCGACTACGGATTCCTTCGCCAGTATGTCCTGTAGGCGCGTCAGCGTCTGTACCATCAGTTGCTTTTTCTCCGACGGAGGAATCGCAAACGAGATGCCGGCGCAACGACTGTGCAAGGCGGGAATGATGCGGTTGGCATAGTTGCATGTTAGAATGAACCCGGCATTGATGGCGTATTCCTCGATCAACGCACGAAGCGCCGGTTGCGTCGAGTTGGGATTGAGATAGTCCGCTTCATCCAACACGATATACTTACGCTTGCCGTCGAACGAAAGCGCGGCGGCGAAGTCCTTAATCTTGGTGCGGAGCGTGTCGATGCCGCCTTCCTCGGACCCATTGATAAACATAGGAACGATTCCAAGTTCACGGCACATCGCCATGGCCAACGTCGTTTTGCCCATGCCGGGACCCCCCGAGAGAATCATATTCGGAAGATCGCCTTGCGCGACGAAACTCTTGGCGGTGGTCTTGATGTGTTCAGGAAGAATGCAGTCGTCTATTGTGCGGGGTCGGTAGGCTTCAACCCAGAGAAACTGTTCGGTTGTCATAGTTTACCCAATCATCATAAAAGAAAAAAGAGGCGTCGGAGAAGCCTCCCCGTAGGAGTTGCACTCCATATACGGACGTGCGTGCGTCCGTCATCCTACTTTGACACGTCGTCCGTGTCCATTTATCCCGATTACGACCGCGTCTTGACGACGTGACCGCTCGTCAGATATGTGACCTTCTTCGTTGGGTCGTTCAGACGGAAGAACATGCCGAACAACAGGCTGGTATTGCTGTTGTTCCCCACTTCGCCGACTTCCACGGTGTAGTCGCCGGAAATAAGTTCCAACGAATCAAACTTCACGGACCATGTGTTGTCCACGGCTTCGATGACTTTGGTGTTAGGCATGTTGAAGGAGGCGGATCCAGACGCGTCCCCGCCCTTGTCTTTTTCGTTGACGAGTTTCAGCACCAACTCGCCGCGCTCATTGACGATGATGTGCATGGACGTGGTTTGTAGGACCGCGGCGGTGCGTTTGATTCTCGTCCAGAGGGAGAGCGGCACGTCAAATGTCGCAATCGGCTTCTTCATGTGAAACTGCACCGACGGTGGGGCGACAACAACGTCGGTGTGCGCGTACGGGATCGTAACACTGCCGTGGTCATGGGTAACGACCAACGACGAAGTTCCAAAGTTAATCGTGGGGAGTGTATTGGTCTTGCACGTATCAATGATGCCGAGCAGCCGATTCAACTCATAGAGTGCACATTCCCGTGGAAGTGCTTCAGGCAATTCCACGTCGGCAATAAAGTTGCGGGTGTGGTTACAGGCCCGCTGAAGGGTGCCTGCCTTGAAAACTACCTCATTATTAATACTCGCAAAGTTCTTCAAAATTTCAACGGTTGTGTCATTCAATTCATATGCAGCCATAATTATCCTCATTAAGCAACGGACTCAACGGACGTGCTAGTTTCCGTCGTGTGTGTTCGAGTATACCACCATTCATCGACGGCTGCATATAAATCATCGTAACTTCCATGATTTAAAATCTCAGCGTCGTTGGCTACTGTGGCATCGCATAGCCAATCCCATTCTGATAGATGGAGGTCCCCCTCGTCGACGATACCTCTAATGGTGTGGCCCGCGCGGGCCGTGGTCCACAATTGATGGTGTAATTGCGTTGGAAATGTGTCTCGCCTGAGCAGCAGAAAGGTTGCGCCTTCTTTTTTCAAGGCCTCGCGCTCATTCACAAATCGCACATCATCAATAACCACGGGCGTTGATGGATTAAGTGCATGAATTTTTGCCACGATTAAATCCGCCCAAATGGTGGGGAGTACAAAATTGCGAAACAGGTTCGTTCCAATATACTGCAACGCATAGCGGGGGGTAAATACTTTGCCCATGCGCGCCGACCAAAACGCATCGGGGGTGTCGCGCCACGCACGATCTTGGGGCGTCGTGCCTTCGAGTTGTTGTCGATCCCACGCAAAGGCGGCGGCCGCAACATCTTTGACGGCGGCCGCAAAACTAAGGCGCACGAATCCGTGTTGCCGCACCAGATACTCCGCAACGGTTGATTTCCCTGATCCAGCAAATCCACTCAATCCAACTATATGTCTCATACCACCTCACCTCAAACAACTATCATGACGGATGCGCGGACCGCGCGGTCCGGCTGATATGGAGTCTGCCGATAGGTTAGGTGGAGGTGGTGGGATTGATGTAATCCTCGATGGGCGCATCCGCCACCGTTGTTAGCCATTCCTTGCGGTGGGCCTTATAATAGTTGGTCAGTTCTTCGATGGACACGTTGAATTGGGCGGACCACTGTGTGAGAAGTTCCTTGCGTTTGCTGGCGGACAGATCATAGAAGCCCTTAATCGTTAACCGAGATTCGGCGGCAGATTTCTGTGCATCTTGTTGAGAGCCGTCCATCCTGACCACGGACGGTACGGGGTCGTTCCGCTGAATCCGTTCGTTGGAGACCGCCGCCATCGCAGGAATGCTGCCACTATAAATGTGGGTGCCGTGATGCTTAATCACCATCCACGGAGCGAGCCACACCCCCATACCCGCTTCACGGGCCTTCTGACAGAACCAGTAATCTTCACTGAGATAGCGGTGATGCTGCGGCTCAATTTCGGCTTGGAAGTACTGGTAGATTTTCCGCGAGCCGTCAAAGGCCGCCGCGCGATTATGATCGGGATTGTACCAATACTGAGGATACGTTTCTGCAAACGTCGTAAACACGCTACGCTCGATCATCATGAAGCCGGTGCCGATTTCTAAAACTTCGACCGGCTCATTCAATTGAATCTGCTCCGTGCCCGGCACCGCATTGAACACGAAGTCACCCGCAAAATCCGCCAACTTGCCTCGGTCGTCGTTGGGCACCATTCCATATTTCACTGCATCGTAGATGTTTTCCCATGCGATACACTTTTTCGGATACGGCCCACCCACAATCGGCTTGTCAAGCGCAAGGAGTGCGATGATATCCATCGGGTTGAAATCAATGTCCGCGTCAATGAACATCAAATGCGTATGGTTGCTTCGTAGAAATTCATCAACCAAATAGTTCCGTGCCCGCGTAATCAGTGACTCGTTAAAGATAAACGAGAACTGTGTCTGAATCCCGTAGGCTTGGCATACGCGCGAAAGGTCAAGCAAACTCTTGGTATAGGAACCGAAACACTGGCCTCCATACATCGGAGTTGCGACAAACAGTGTTTTCTTTTGCAGTTCAGTAACAGGCACTTGTAACTTCATACACACCCCACAGGACAAATAATAAAATTGAACAGAAATTAGTATATCACAGACTATTTATATGCTTTATGATACGCTAATCGACTGAAAAAACCTCGCGACTCGGACATACTGTGAAATACAAACTTGTGGCCCTTGAACTTGCTGTACATCTTACCAATAGCAGATGGGCTAAGTGAAAAGGTGCCGATAGGTTCCAGTCGGGTGGGGTTGTTCATGAAGATGAGATGTGCCGTGGTGGTATTCCACGGTTTGAAGATAACGGCATCTTGCTGATACTTGGCGCCGGTCTTTTTCAGAAACCCCTTGAGGTTGCCATGATCATCCTCATCCCGACCGATGACCAAGAAGGATTCTTCTACTACTTGTTGTTCTTCGGGTGTGCCTTCGTTCTCCGGCCACGACCCATGTACTCGCAGATAGCCAAACCCCGCTTGACGGATTTCTGTCTGGAGTTGCCGATTTCGTGCACGATTTTGTGCTAACGGGACCGCACTTCCTCCGCGAAACGCGGTAATGAATCCGATGTTGCGTTTGGCAATGTGCGAGAGAATACGCGACAGGCCCGCCTCATCGAGTTGCTGCCATTCGGCGGACGTTTCTTCGAGATAATCTACAAATGAGAGTGATGAAGACATATTCATATTTAGAAAGAAAAGTATTGTAATGATAGCCACAAGGCCAGTTGTGCCCCGAGGGCACCGCCCAGTGTAACCGCCGCCCGATGCAGCGGTTGGAATTGTTTTATCTTAGATTCTGTAGGAGTGGGGGGTCGGTATGCGTATCCATGTACGAGGAATCCATGATGAAAAAACACCACGAAATCTCGCGAGATCTCGTGGTGGTGACCGTTTCTAATATCAAGCGAGGCCGTCTACGGACAAGTTTCCTCTCGCTAGGTCTCTGTTGCCGATGAGGATATGCACCTCACACCTGAACAACGACCACATCTCGGGTACGACCTCCAGGCCCCACGCCGATGTCAGACCGTGGGGGAGTGCACGATCTGAATGTGGCAGTGAGTGACTCCACACTCACGTTTGACAGACGCATATCGGCAAATGTCCTACTGGTCATCATCTCCGATATGCCGCACTGGGCCTAACTGGTTTTACTTCGCCCAGTCGAAGTGCGTAGAATAACGAGGTTAATCTACGCATAAAAGTACCCGTCTCTGCCCTATATCACGCTTACGGGTGGAAGGTGATCCTACCGCTAGGCAGTTCACGACCAATCATTATATATCTCACCGTACGTTAGATTGGCAAACCAGTACGGGTGAGAGACGGGGGAGTCCTGTGCCTCCCCCGTCGCACAGATTACGCGAACAGCGCGGCACCCGACGTCTTGAACGCCGCCGCGACCATGGCACGGCTCGGCATGCCGAGACGATAGACCGGCGTGGTGACGCCGTTGATGGTCTTGCGGTTCTTGTAGATGGCATAGCCATCCTGTCGCAGTTCCGTGATGAGGAACCGTGCCCGCGAACCACTCACATTCAAACGGTTGGCAATCTGATTCGTGGTGAAATCATAGCCACTGGCGAATGCGGTAACGAGACGATCCTTCTGTGAACGATTAATAGCCATAATGTATTTGTACCCTTTTTATCTGTCGCCTATGTTTACGGGACCGCCTCGGGCGATAACGATTGCGGTTCCGACTTACTGAATAAGTATAGCATGAATTAGCGGGAATGCAACACCTTTTTTTCGGCAAGTTCTTGAGTGAATGCCGCGCGACGGTGGTAGTAGTCCACGGCACACTCCAGACATTTGCCTGCCGCCGATACTTGTGGTCGATCGGGATGGGCACACGTCGTAGCCAACGGCCCCGGCGACTGATTGTGTGCCGGTGTTGACGTCGCCCGAGGGGGAGTGTATGCGACGGGGAGTGCCGATGCCGCCGAACCCCGAGACGAGAGAGGCAGACCAGATCGCATCCCCTTACGGTCGTGGGCATGCAACCATTGGTACTGGGTCGGTGTGACGACTTGAAAGACGGGGGCCGTCTTATGGGACCATTCCATCCATCCTCGCACCGGCTGCTCGGTTGAGCAGGCCACACACGTGGTCGTGCCGGGGAGGGCTGCGGACCGCGCGTTGGCGATGGGGGTTTGACACGTTCTACACCGTCGCATACAGGACATAGTATAGCACACCTCGGCGGAGGGCACACTCACCACTATAGAATCCCTATATATAACTAGACACAGTACTCGCCGATACATCGGCACCCTCCGTGCGCAGGTGGCGCACGAACACATAACAGCAGCGATGTTCGTTGTATTCTAGGAGACAGAAATATGGCAAATTTTGTATACAATCAGGGCAAGTTTCTTTTGGCAAACGGTAGTTTAAACCTTCTGACCGACAACATCGCGCTGTTGTTGGTGACCCCCAGCTACGAGGCCTCCAACACGATTGCACACCTCGCGGACGCGAACACCGTCCACGAACTCGCGTCGTTCGAGTTGACCACGGGCACCGTGACGGGATACGGTCGGTACGCGCTCACCAGCAAGACCGTCTCGGAGACGGATGACGCGGGTACTTCCAACGGCTTTGCGTTCTTCCAAGCCGCGAACGTGACGTTCGCCTCGCTCGGAACCGGCAACACGGTCGGTGGCTGCGTCCTGTTCAGGCAGGGTGCGAACAATAACGCCAGCCCGCTCATCGCGTTTTACGACGTCGTGGACACCCCCACCAACGGTGGCGACATCACGATTCAGTGGGCGTCGAATGCCAACGGTGGCGTGCTGAAACTCGCCTAAGACCGTCCTCCTCGTACGACTCAACGCGCCGGTGGTGTCCGACTGCCGGCGCGTTTTCTTTTTCCTAAATATCTGATATGCCACTCCCTGATTTTCTGTCCACCAGTAATACCTTTCGTCAATGGCTCCATACGACGAATAATCTCATTAGTCATATTAGTAATACGAGTGTGTATGTACTGGCGTCGCAGAATGCGACCCCCGAGACCACCACGGGGAATGTGTCGATTAATGGCACAATGACCATTACGACTGTGACGGCGAATGGGACGGTGACTGCGAATGTGTTTTCGGGAAATGGGGTCTCCCTCACGAGTCTCAATGCCAGTGCCCTCGGCTCGGGCACCGTCCCACTAGCCAGACTTGACTCAAATGTAATATTAACTACCAGCAGCACAGGCATTAATGCGTCGGCATTGTCAACCGGTACGGTACCACTAGCCAGACTTGACTCAAATGTAATCTTAACGACGAGCACCACGGGGATTAATGCGTCAGCACTCTCGACGGGTACAGTACCTCTCGCTCGTCTTGACTCAAATGTAATCTTAACGACGAGTACCACGGGCATTAATGCGTCGGCTCTATCCACCGGTACAGTCCCGCTCGCTCGTCTTGACTCAAATGTAATCTTAACTACCAGCAGCACAGGCATTAATGCGTCGGCTCTTTCGACGGGTACGATACCTAATGCGCGTATTTCTGGTGACTATACCAGCATTACCTCTCTGTCTCTCGGTGCAAATGTTATCGCGAACGTCACCACGGTGTTTGTTGGGAATAGTTCTGTCAACACCGCCATAACCGCAGGTGCGATTACGCTCAGTGGTGTCACGGTTGGTACTAATGCTTCTACTCTATCGGCCGGTACGTTACCAATCGCTCGACTTGACTCAAATGTAATCTTAACGACGAGCACCACGGGTATTAATGCGTCGGCACTCTCGACAGGCACGGTACCACTCGCTCGTCTTGACTCAAATGTAATATTAA